AATATTCAAGAATTGACGGGTAAAAATCCATTGGATACTATTTTAAAAAACAATGAGGCATTTTACACAGATAACAAATGGCAAATAACGTCACTTGGAACAACGTTAGCCGTTGACTTTAATTACAATAAAAATACAAGTGCATTCAGGTACATTGTCGAAGGTTCAACGCCAAAAAATGCTATTGTATTTTCAAAGTTTGCGATACGATTAATAAGTTATCCAGTGTTAGGACAATTTGTTGACCTGTATTGGGAGGAGGCAAAAAATAGGTATATTTCACAGGATGGCAAAGTAATTTTGAGGCAGTTAAAAGTAACTCGATGAAAACAACCTTAATAAACTTTTTGCACCTTGGATGGGAGAAAATAACATACGCGATTTGCTGTGGATATATTTTTTCGTTTTTCGTACCAATAAAGGGATTTTTAATTTTTACAATTTTTGTGGTTTTTGCTGACATGGGAACGGGTATCATTGCAGCAAAGAAAGAAGGGCAAAAGATAAACAGCCGTGGACTTTACCGTACAATAGAAAAAATAATAGTGTATTTTTGCGCTATACTCATATTCGAGGGTGCAAGGAATACGTTTAGCCTTCCATTCAACATTACGTACATGGCAGCGTTCTTGATTGCAACGGTGGAGCTTTATTCTATTTCGGAAAATATTAAACGCATTACAGGCGTAAACCTTGGCGTTTTAATCACACGTTTTTTTAATCGTTAAAATAAATAATATGCAGACTAATTTAAAAGAGGCATTGAAAAATGCAGATGGAATAAAGTCACCAATGGGTGATGTTGCTTGTTATTCGATGAACTTTGCGGAGCTGGCAAGTGAAATAAACGTTCATCTTGAAGGCAACAAGGTGAAATTCACGTGGAGGGAATATATCCAACTTGCTCAAATCATTTGGGATAAGATAAAGGAGACATCGAGGGAATGCGCTGGGAAGGAAATTGAGGTAAAATTACCTGCAAAGTTATCAATCATTAGTGCGGCTTTTGCATTAATCGGATTCAAGTTATAGGCGCAGCAGGATTCGCTACCTTAGGCAGCCGAGGGGAGTAGATTGATTTCTATTCCCCTTAAAAATAATAAAAAATATGAAAGCAAATGATTTTGTAGTATGCGTGGATGCTGGGCATGGTGGGTTAAGAAAAGGTATAGGGCCTGATAAATATGTTACCTATCCTTCTAAATGCTTCCAACATAAACATGGTAAATTCCATTCCTATGGATGGTTTTTTGAGGGTGTGTTTAATCGCTCCGTTGCCAATTTTCTTGAGCAGTTTCTTATTGATTATGGTTTTCAAGTTAAGCCAGTATATGAACCTATCAATGATACATCACTTAACAAACGATGCCAGCTTGTAAATAGCTATTCTACATTAGGCAAAGCAACTATACTTGTTTCCATTCACGGCAATGCCGCAGCTTCAACAACTGCCAGAGGATGGGAAGTGTTTACCTCTCCCGGTGAAACAAAGTCGGATCTCCTTGCTACCATGATAGGCAATGAAATAAAAGATGCTACGCCTGGATGGGTGCATAGGCATGATTACAGTGATGGTGACCTTGATAAAGAAGCAAGGTTTCAAATGCTCACGGCTACAAAGGTGCCAGCCGTTTTAACAGAGAATGGATTCTTTACCAATTATAACGATGCTGTGTTAATGATTGACAGAGAATGGCAAGAGGCAATAGCTAAAGCTCACGCAAAGGGCATTCTTGAATATGCCATTGCGCAAGGTGTGGAGTGGTAATAAAAAAGCCGCAGGAATAACACCTGCGGCCAAACAAAACACTATTACTCACCACTAACCTATGTCTTTAATATCTTTTTAAACATATTAGATGCTTTTACTTTTACTTCATCTTTTTCACTAGTATTATTTATAATCATAAATAATATAGCTAACATTCTCTCAGGATTCATGTACTCTAAAAATTTCCTTCCAGAGCCATCGTTGCCGGAGTAAAATTGCAATATACCACTATTAGTATTTACAACATTATTTTTATTAATCGGTTTAGGGTATTTCTCAACCATTATTAAACCTTGATTAATTTCGTTAGTTTTTAAAAATTTAGTTGCTTCCATTACTGTTTATTTTTAAAAGTGTTAGCTTAGTTTCTTCTTGTCGTATCCTGGTGGCTAAATAATCGACGTAAAAATAATTAATCTTTCGTCTCATTGTCTCCTCCATGTATGCCAGGTTCAACCGTTGGAGTTTCTTTTTTACAACCAACTCTTGCATCATTTTCGTAATAAGTTTTAGAAATTAACGCTATTTGAAAAGCGTCTATTTCGTCTTGAGATAGTTTTTTATTCCCATGCACCTCTAACTTCATTGCTTTTATGACTGACATACAGTAATCAATAGTCCATTTGCTGCCTTTGTGCTGCGGTGAAATACCTTTTACTTTATGGCCATTTAATTCTAATAAGTCAATGATAGTCCTGGATGCTCCTTGATTCATGCCTACGTTTCGGCTAATCTTGTTACTTGCTTTTACATTTGCGTGTTTACGAAAAGTGATATTTTGGAGGGAAGAATCTTCTACACAAATAGCACAATCTCTCTCCCATGTAAGGCTATCCATTATCCATGCAGCCAGATTCTTATACCTTCCAAAATATACTTTTTTATCATCAATCACGCATACTGCCAAACCATTTAGCCTCATGGCTGGATCTATGCCTACGAATTTCATCATAATTTATCTTTTTATTTAAGAAGTTACGTTTAACGTATTTACTTACAAATTTTAGTAAACCATGATAGTCATAGTATTTTTTACCATGCTTCCATATTCCCATTAGTGGAAAATATTCTAATTGCTGTGTTCCAAAAGTCATGAATAAGCAGTTATCATAAGTAGTCCTTGAATAACCATCCCACAAGTTTATGCCATCTAACATATCATAGTGAATAGTATCAACTGTGTAGCTATCATCAGCTTCACTATAATAGCATCTTTCCAGCATCTTATCTCCTATCTTTTCAAGGCTCATGGTGTTATATGCCATAAAGTGATTATTCTGCCCATTTACAGTAGTTACTGCCAATACTAACATAATAGCTAATGATAATTGTACACTACGCACTGTAGTGTTCATTTTAACGGGCTCTTTTTCCTTCTTCGTTGTATTGCGCTTTCTTGGTGCTTTCATGCCAATACCGTAGGCTTCTATACCCTTCTCGATAAATTGAATCTCTAAAAAATATCCAAAGCAAATAACAGTGCCTATAAAAATAAACATTGCGTAAAATTCTGCACCAGTGCTTTGACCTTGAATAGAAAAATACAATTCTAACAATGCAACTACGGTAGCACCTGCAGCAACCTTGGCAGGATAAGGTGATCTTTTCTCACTTGGATTTAAAAAGTCAATAAACACAATCGCAAATCTGCCAAACTGCAACATAAGAGAGGCAGGGATAGAGAGCAGTAGAGGAAGTGGAAGGAAGTACACATTTAGTGCAGCTGTGATAAGGTAAGTTAAAATAATACCTACAAAAATAATCTTTGGCATGGATGAGGCGATGTCATTAAATAGCCATTCAAAAGTTTGATTGTTAAAATTTCTTTTCATTTTGTTGTGGTGTTTAGTGATTGTCATAATGACATTACAAAAGTAATATAAAATAAATAAGTTGTATATATTTATGTAAAATAATTATAAAAAAAAGTGCTAAGAAATAATCTTAGCACCTAAATAATTGCTACTTATGCTTAAAATACCTAAATTTTTGGTTTGTTTTTATTAAACATCTCCCAGGATGACATAACCCTTATTTCTTTTGTTGCAGTTTCAATCCGCAATTCTTTAAACCTATCAATAGCTTCTTCAAGGTTCTTTGCGCTTACTGATACGCTTTTGCCATCCTCATATTTGATGACATATTTATTCATTTCTACTTCCATAATAAATCGTATAAATAGTAAATAATCCATAAAGCAGTTACTACTCCACCAACGGTGACAATGCCTTTAGCTGCCATGTTTGCCAATTCTTTATTTTCTTCACTCATCTTTATTTATTTAAATAATTTTTACTTGCTACTGGTTCACTGCCTTGATTAGAATATTTAGCATCTTCTTTTTTATCATAAGTAACTTTCGGCATCTCGCTAATTTCATGGTAAACAATTTGGGCAATCTTCATTCCTGGATAAATCCTAATTCTTTGCACTGCAATAAGTTCTAATGTCCAAAATCCTTTAAAGCCAACATCTCCAAAGCCGGCAGTAACATGAACAAATAATCCTAATCTTCCGAGGCTTGATTTCCCTTGCAAAATTGGCACATGGCGCAGTGTCTCCGTATATTCGACAGTAGAGGCAAGGTAAATAACATTAGGCTGCAATATTAATCCTTCCGGAGGAATCACCATCGGTGCGCTAAGATTCTTCTTTCTTACATCTAATACACTTTCAGTATAAAGAACTAAGCTATTTGACAAGGTAAGGTCATAAGAATTACTTCCTAAATTGTTAGGGTTAAATGGCTCAATTACGATGTTACCTTCGCTAATTTCGTCGTTAATTGTCTTGTCGGTTAAAATCATTTTATTTTGTTTTTAAAAGTTTTATTGTAATATTCTTCAAGGGACATATTATTTTCAATGTGTATAACAGCCGCTTTACCATCATTGTAAGCTTGTTTTATATTCTCCTTTTCCATTTCTTTGGCTTTTATAACGGCATCTCTTATAAATAAGTCTTGCGTAACTGTAAAATTAACTCTTCCAATAATTTCACTAAATTCTTGTAATAAATATTCAACTGCCGTTTGTTTCATTTCTCGTATTTTTTACGGTTATCAAAATCTTGTTTAGTAAAATAATATTCGGTGAGCATTGCAGCATTAGCCTGTAAGTGTGCAGCGTGAAGTAGTCCCGATTCTGCATCTATATCTTCTCCCAGCCTTATCGCTTCCAGGTGCCTCATTGCACTGGCTATTACCTCTGTCCATGGCATACCTTTTTCCCAATTCCCCTCTGGATATTTACCTAATGCCTGTGTCCATACTTTTGCATATTCACGGTTGGCAATAGGAGGGATAAGGTCGTAGCGGAGTTTATCGGAGTTATAGCGAAGACCTCTAATTTCATCAAAATTTTTCATATATGAAATGCTTTTAGTGAATGCTCAAAACTATTTGTGCGTAACTTTAATTCATGTAGCATATCCTGGGCTATTTGCATTGTTTCGGCTTGTGTATCTCTTGTGATTCTTAGCTTCCAAAAATTAATGTAAGCTAATAAACTTCCTGTCCAGATAAAAGTAGTTTCCAAATTTAAAGGTAAAATAGTACGCGCCTGTTCCTTTGCTACACCAAGTTCAAGTAATTCTTTATAAGCATTAGAACAATAATCTATTACAAGGTTTTGAATCCTTTGTGCTTCATAGTTATAAAATGGCTTTAAATCTTCTCCGCTGCCTTGCTTACTACTTTTACTTTGAATTCTGAAATTATCTATCTTGTAATAATTATCTTTAAAATCTACATACCTTCCAGATATACTATTAGCAGTCAATCCTACCTGGTGCTTAAATAATTGCCTTTCTACATAAATAGGGCAGGTTATCCGGTATTGTAATTGTGGATGGCGAAATGGAGAGGTGTGATTGTGCTCTGCAAGGTATTTTATCAGCTTCTCATTTTGCTCCACAGTGTAATTGCTGGCTTCCTTGCCGAATGAAACGCGGGCGGCCGTTGCTACCATGTCATCGTTTCCAAATATTTCTAAAAGTTCTACTTTCATTTTATTAGACATTTATTAGACATTTATTAGACATTTATTAGACATTTAAGAGAGGTTTAAGAGAGATTTAAAATTAGCAAGGGCAGGATTTTAACCTGCATAACATCCGCACTCCTGCGTTGATAGCTTTTTGTTTAACGTCAGGGTTCACATACCTGATTGCAGTTGTTTGCGTCTACCAATTCCGCCACCTTGCTATTTGCCTGTCTATTCCAGGCTGCCAATTCATCCTCTGACGCAGTTAAGCCGAAAGAAATGTTTAATCCGCTCATACACTTCACTTAACTCCGAGGTCTGCAAATATTTTATGTAGTCATGTGACCGACCAATATTCTTTCCTGCCGAAAGCTACTAAGCAATGTTCGATAATTATCGGAAGTTACGAGTAATAACTTTTGAACCGCCCTACATTGCTCGAAAATTGCCGTAGCTTTTGGGTATTTCCCTTTCACGTAAAAATCGGTTAATGTGGAGGAGTGTTTAACTCTTTTGTACTCCTCCTCTGGCATATCACGAATGCAACTCATCATCATTTGGGCAAAGATACTTTCGTTCATTCCACTTATCACTGTGTACCTTGAATAGTAGGCAGATAACTGTCGGAGGTAATCATCGCACTCATCCAACATTTCTGCAGATGGTGCAGTAGTTATCCAGGCGTTTACTTCGTCGCAGAATGCCTGTATCTCTAACATCTTACTATTCCACTCCTTCATCTTTCACTAATATAAGTGTGACTGTTTTTGTTTTCTCTTCCGCTATACCAGTATTTATTTCCTCTCTTTTCATTTGTTCAATCTCATATTCCTTATCTATTATATTATTAGAAAAGGTGTATGACTTTCTTTTATAAGTAGAATAAGATACTAAACAACCATGTACATCCATAGCCATTTTATTGTCCTTTAGTAAAAGTGTCAACTGATTTTTATTTTTATCTCTTCTATATTCCAAATCCTTTAACTCTTTTGTAATCTCCGCATACCTTGCCATCAATTCACCAATGTAGCTATCCTGGTATCTTTCGTATGCCTCGCTAATCTCTTTCGCTGCCTTCTTTATCCTTGCTTCTGTTGCAGTTAATTCCTCTGTATTAAATACATACATAAAACTCTCATGCTCACCAGCCCATGACAAGGTTTTGCCTCGCAGTTTTGTTTTCCAGTATGATATAATAGAAGTCGGAATAACTCCAAATTTATACCACAATATTAAAGAGTAAGTTTGCATTTGCAAAGATTCCTGCAGTCGCTGTGTTGACCATGGAGCAGTGCCTGTCTTAAAGTCAACTACAAGTTCATAATCTTTACTCATATTGTCAATATAGCCAAGCATTTTAAAGTCTCCAAAATCATGTTCTAATTTATATTCTACGTAAGGATAAATTAAAGTCATGTCTAAAAATCCTTCTGGAAAGTTAAAATCTCTTTGAACACCGGCAGCATAATCTTCTATGTCCTTTGCAAATTGTTTGCCAAATTCAAGGAAAGGCGAAGGAGGATCGGGAATGCCGATAAAGTATTTCTTTTGGTAGGCAATAGGATCGCTCTCCCATAGGTTAATCTGTGATACAGATAAATGTTCTTTTGGTAATTTAAACATCTTGTTTTGTTTAATTATTTATATACAGCGTTACATGTTACTTCACACATTATTGGATGCCTACTTCGATTATACCCAACAGTATAACGGCTAAAACAACTGTCACAAGCAAAATACTTTGCCATACATTTCCCTCCGTTTTCGGTGTGCGAATATTGGGAATCAGAATCCACTTTGCCATCGCAAACAGGGCATTTATCCTCCATATACTTTTGCCAAATCAAATCATGTGTATATTCTCTTTTCATAGGCATTGTTTTTACCCTTGAAATATCTCCACAATCTTCACAGTACTCTCCGAGATTCATGTCGTTTGATTCAGAGCTGCAATTTTTACATATATAAATCATTTTACTTTTTTAAAATTTACAATAATTTAAGTTCCTGTTGCAACTCCCATATTTCTTCAGCTAAGACATGAAGTGAATGATCTACAATAGTATCTATAAGTTCTTTGTCAAGAATAATAAAACTACTTTCATTAATTCTGCCAAATTTTATATCATGTGTTTTTTTAAATTTTAAATTATTTATTATCTCATTATTTCTATCTATTTTCTGTAAAATTTCAGATGCTTTTTTAGCTTGCTCTAAAGTCATGGTAATTGGTTTTGTTTGTTTTAAAAAAGTGCCAGCGCAGATACTGGCACATATAGAGTCATTCATCTCAATTTTTGAAACACTTGTATAAAGATAGTAGAAGTTGCGGCAGTTGCATTATCATGTGGTATCTCCGCCTCAATTAACTTGTTATAAATGTCAATGTATGCCTGTGTATATATTGAGGATATTTCAAAGGCAATGGCTGCAAGGTCAGGCTTATCTGCCTCTGCTTTCTCCTGCTCTATCACTGCTACACCGGTAGGTGCTGGCAATGGTGCAGCTTGCACATACTTTAATTTACCATTATCATCTATAACATCAATTACTTCTCCTTGCTTTAAACTTTGTATAGGATCGCCAGGCTTTCCATATATCCTTGCTTCCTTGCCATCGGCAAATACCACCAGAATGTTTATAGATGGGCCATACTGCCCTTCTCTCGGTGCGCCTGCACTATATTTAACTTTTGCCTTAGTGATTATCATAATAGTCTTCTCTTTGAGCGTCTAATCTTTTTAACTCCTCTTCCTCCTGCCAGTTCTCCAACTGTTGGGCAATCCATTCAAAGTCTATTGCCTGTGCCATAATGCTATTAAATAACACTTGCTCCTTAGGTAGTAAATCGTTAAAATTAAACAGTGCATCAATGGCCTTGCTTATGCCTTCGTCGCTAATGTCGCGCAGAGCAAGGTGATTATCTACAATGTAGTCTAAAACGTCTTGGCTTGCCTGGTTCATTTTGTTCTGTGTTCTTCGTTAAATACTATTGTTTTTTGTAGATACTCCACGGCTGTTTTGTGCAAAAAAGCATGGGCATGGTTACAGCGAGTATAATCCTCTTCGTTTACCGGTAGTTGATTTAATTCGTATAAAAATTCTTCGTAAACTCTTTCTCCATTTTTATCAAACAGATTTTTTACAAGCGTATTAATACAAATCTTTGTAAGAATACCTACAATTTTTTCGTCTCTTTCTTGTGGTGTCATGATGTTTTGTTTTTGTTTATTCAAAGATAATATTTAAATAAATACAAAGTATATAAATTATATAAAAATATAAAAATAATTTAAAAAAAAGTGTGAGGTCAACTCCCCACACCTTGTAAACACATTTTAAACCAGTTACTATTTCTTTAACACCTTCCTCCACACTGCCAGTTGCTGGGCAATAACGGCTGCTCTCTTTGTATTTCCCTGTTCTATTTTCTTTGCATGGCTTCTGATGGTCATAAGATCCATACTCTCCGGTGGTTCTTTCAATGCTATTGCCTGGGCTTCCTCCCACAATGCTCTTTTCTCACCTTCCTGGTATTCTATCATGCCAAACTGGATACACATATCATACCAGTACAATGGCACTGTGGTATAATCTTTGCCTTTAAATTCCTTTAGCATAGTTGGAAAGTTGGCGTATAATTCCTCCCTTGCTTTCCTTGCTTTCTCTTCCATGGTGGCATTGTGCCGAAGGGCCGCGACTTCATTGTCGTGAGCTGCAATAATCTTCCTCCGGTAAACAAGGTAAGCGTTTAATATTTTGCCTATCGTGTGCATATTTGCCTTACCGTAGAATTTTACATCATCATCCAGGTCAAGGGACTGGGCAGCAAAGAGACGAAAAGCAATTTCAATTTCATTGGCAGCTATCTGCCCAAAGGTTTTAACGATTTCTTTTGTAACTGTCGAATAAAATGTAAGATCACCATCGATGCCATACACTGGGAAGAGGCTGCTAATAACATTGAGTACATTTCTAAATGCGTCTTTAGGTTCAATATTAGCTATCCTGTTGGGCCTTGCTTCAATAATACTCTTTTCATCCTGGTTGTGCGGTTGGTACTTTGCCAGATTCATCTTTCTTTTTTTTGTTTTGTTGGTAATATTGTTTCATTCTTTCTTTGTGGTGTTCCATGTTTTTATCTATCCACCTTCTACATATATCTATCTTTTTTCTCTTTTTATCATCATCCAGAAGAAAATACCAAATCTTGTACCTCTGTTTTCTCTTCTCATTGTATTTTTCCCTCTGTTCATCTGTCATTGAGGCATATCTTTTCTTTATTTGCTGTATTATCTTTTCTTTGTTCTTTTCATAATATTCCTTTTGCCATCGCTTTCTTTTCTCTAATTTATCAGCAGGTATATTGTATTTCCAGTTACTTGCATAAGCATTAATTTTATCCCTGTTAGCTATTCTATATAGTTTAAAATAATCACGCTTTTTCTGCTTTTCCTCCTCTGTCATATTCGCGCGTTTATTCTTTTGATAATTCCTTTGATACTCCTTTAGTTTTTCTCTTTTGTCTTCCGGTAAATCTGTGTAGTTCATTTGTTTTGTTTTTTTAGAAAGTAATAAAATTTTTGTTTATTCCTCTGATACTCCCTGTATTTTTCAATTTCTTCCGGTGTGCGTTCAGCGTATTTCTTTCTTCTTCCTTTATTATCTCTATCTCTAAATGCTCTCCATTCCTCGTAGGTCATGTTGTCACGCTTTTGCTGCATATACGCTTTCATGTATGCGTTATATTCTTCTCTACTCTTCATAGCTCTCTATTTCGTGTTCTACTTCTTCCCAGTAATAATATTCATCATAGCTGCCTGGTATTTCAATGTTCCACTTTTCCTTTAACACTTCCCTTGCTGCAAACAGAGCGCATTGTTTTGCCAGAATAGATACAAGGATCTCCTGTCCAAGTTCTCCGCCAATGTCCTGAATAAGGTTGTGGTAATGAGTGAAAAGTTCCTTAGCCTTTTCTTTGGGTGTTTGTTTCATAGTTTTTCTATTTCTTTTTTAACTTCTTGCCAAAAATGAAGTGCGTGTGTTTTTTGAGCATCGTAGAAATATCGATGTTCTCCGCCACAATCATCCCAATCAGCAAAGTTAGGTTCTGATGGTGTTGAATTTATAATTATATCTACCGCAGTCAATGCGTGTCCTTTTGCCTTAGATGAATCAATGTGTTCTATCCAGCCTTTTGTTTCAGTTAAAAGTTTTTTGCGCTCGCTAAATTTATTTATTAATTCGTTCGCTTTTTCTTTTGGTGTCATAGGTTTTCTATTTCTTTTTTTACTTCTTGCCAGTATTTAATTGACTTTTCCATTTTAAAATCAAGATTAAATTTAAGTACAAATAATATTTCATCCACGGCAACCAAAGCACATTGTTTGGCTTGTTCTTTAGATAAAGATGGATTTATTTTATCCATTAACCAATAATTATCTACTAATTGATTTGCTTTTTCTTTTGGTGTCATATTTTTTAGTTTTATGTAAATTAATTATTCTATATAATCATCATATATAGTAATAGTTGGTGCTTTATTTTTATTGTCTGGGCCTTCAATAATTATGGTACCATACTTTTCAATAAATTTATTTAAATCCTTAAGGGAATTTATTTCAATACTCCACAACATCTCATCATTTAGTTGCCTTGTTATATATCCTTCATTAGTTATAGTGTGATTTTTACCTTGAGACCTCCATGTTCCTTGTTTTAAAGAAAATCTTTCATTATAAGAATCTTCAGTAATACCTCTTGTGTGCCAATTTTCAAAAGGTTTTTTAATAGCTTCTTCACAAGGCGATAAATCATGATAACCACTTGCTCTTTTAATTATGTAAATCATTTTTTTAGTTTAAAATTATATTGTAAATTCATTTACAAGTTTATCAATCTCCTCCTGCCGTTTCTTTTCCTTTGCCAGTGGGCTGGCATATAAGAATTTCGTATAAATGTTATTAGCCTGTGAGTAAATATTACTAATAGTAAAGTTAGCCTTTAGCCATTTATCACTTATCTGCCATGCTGCCGTGGTAAACATTTGCACCATGTCCTCAGGTGCTTGCTCACTGGCACTTACCTTCTTTAGCCATGTTACTAACTTTTTACAATTACTTCCATCTTTAGCTGTCATTATGTAATTTCCTTTGTCAGAGGGATATGTAACACCGGCAAGGCGTTCATAGGTAGAGGCGAAGGCGGAGAAGCAGAGGTAGGTTTCGGATGGCTCTCTTTCTTTTTCTTTTTTCGTCGCAAAACTTTTTTCTTTTTCTTTTTCACCTTGCTCATAGGACAGAGAATCATGGAAGGATTGGCGAGAGAAAGGATTTTTAACTTCAAGGTCGGGGAGTGGATTTTTAAATTCACAACCTTTCTCTGTTGTATTCTTTGTTGTATTCTCTGTTGTATTCTCTGTATTAGTTTCGTTAATTCCACTATTGTAGTTTCGTGGTTTTGACTTATCCAGTTTAGTTGATTCCACTAAACTACATTGGTTGATTTCACTAAACAGTAATTTATCATCTATGGTGTAATGTGTCTTTGCAGGTACACCATGTAAAGTAATTTTTATAAAAGACATTTGCTTTAACCTTGCTTTGGCATGGCGGAGTTCATTAACGGATAGCATTGTTTCTTCCATTATTTCTGCATCACTTTTATAAAAGGTTCTTCCATTAACAGCTCCGTACCAATACATGATTTGGCTAAGTAGCAGCCCAGCGTTTACACTTCCTGTTAGCTTAATGTAAACAGGGTAAACGGCAATAGGGCGTTGATTA